CGGATCACCAGTCACAACTCCATGGGTCACACAATTGAAAGAGCTACGTGCTCAGATGACCACATGGCTATCACAAATAGGATTCTCACCTTCCGACCGTTCACGACTAGGGCTAGCTGAAGTGCGGGTGCGCGATGAGCTAGACGAACTGTCGAGGAAGCGTGAAACAAGAGTTAGCTAACGCATGGATGCCAGCGTTCTCAGTGCCTCAAAACTCTGAGAGAACACGCGGACCATTCGTTACTGAATTTGCTGAAAAGCTGCTAACAGTCAGCCGAGGGTTCAAGGTCGGTGAACCACTTGTCTTTACTGATTGGCAAAGTTGGTTGATGGACCGGATCTTTGAAGAGAACGAGGACGGTACGCTCCGCTACAGGAGAGCTGTCGTCGGTCTACCGCGAAAGAACGGCAAGTCACTGCTAGGTACTACAATTGCGCTTGAGCACCTGCTTTTTGGACCTCAAGGCGCACAGGTTTATTCGGCTGCATCGGATAGAGCGCAGGCGAAGATCGTGTTTGGAGAAGCACGGCAACAGGTCTTGAACAACCCGACACTAAGTCGAGTGATCAAAGTTTATAGAGATGCACTTGAAGTGCCAAGCAAGGGAGCTGTTTACAAAGCTCTTTCGGCAGACGCGAGTGCTGCTCATGGTTTGGGTCCGTCGCTTGTAATAGCAGACGAACTACATGCGTGGCCAAGTTCACATACCAACAAGCGTGGTGACGAACTTTGGGACGCACTAGTCACTGGCTCCGGAGACCGCCCGGAATCGTTAGTGCTAGGAATCACCACTGCGGGTGGGAACACGGATACTCTGCTTGGACGATTGTACGAGCACGGAAAACGTGTTGTTTCGGGCGAAGTTGAAGACGACCAGTTTGGGTTCTGGTGGTGGGAAGCTAGCAATGAAGACGATCCGACGGACCCTAACATTTGGAAAAAGGCAAACCCAAACCTTGCAGAAGGACTGCTCGACGAATCAGACTTCGAAGCTGCTATCGCTTCATCTGGATCGGCGGGCTTTGCTGGTTTCCAGCGCTTCAGACTAAACCAATGGGTCAGACTTGCTGGTGAGGACTTTATGTCGCCACACTTCTGGGCCGAAGCGAAGCGAGAAGGAAGCATTGAGCCAGGTGCACGAATCTGTGCTGGCTTTGATGGCTCTGTTTCAGGTGACGCAACCGGACTAGTTGCGATTGACGTTGAGACTGGAACGATGAAGGTGCTTGCCTTATTTGAGCCAGATCCTACTGATCCAGAATGGTCGGTAAACCGCGACGACGTAAACGCTGCAATTCGTAAGATGTTTGAAACTTACGACGTTGCAATGCTTTGGGCAGACCCAAGCTTCTATGAACCTGACGTACTTGAATGGTCACAAACATGGAAGCGACGAGTTGAGCGAATACCGCCAACAAACCACCGTATAGCTCCAATGGCTCAGCAGTTCATTACTGATGTAGTGAACAAAGAGATTGGACACGACGGAGATCCAAGACTGCAAAGACATGTACTGAATGCTGTTGCTACCGAGGCCGGCTCATTCAGAAAAGAGAAAAAGAACTCACCTAGAAAGGTTGACTTGCTAGCGTGTGCTATCCTTGCTAACGGCGCAAGACAAGCTCAGCTCAAGCGAAAAAGACCTGATGGACGAAGGGCAATTATCCTATGACGCTCACACCTGAAGAGCTCGACCTAACTAAAGGTCTAATGCAGAAGCTTGGTAGTTACGAAGCTCGCAATGTCGTACTCGAGAAGTACTACGATGGTAAGAATCCGCTAAAGGACTTCAACATCTCAATCCCACCGGCTTTGAAGACGGTTGAGACTGTAGTTGGATGGCCTAGCACTGTCGTTCAGGTACTTGAAGAGCGTCTAGACCTCGAAGGGTTTATTGCTCCAGACGCGCTTGGTATCAACGACATCTACCGTGCAAACGATCTTGATGTGGAATCAAGCCTAGGTCATTTGGACGCGTTGATTTATGGCGCTTGCTTTGTCGTAGTTGGTAAAGGTGATCAAGGCGAAGCTGATCCACTGATCACGATTGAGTCGCCACGCTTTATGACAGGCGTTTACGACGCACGTCTACGTAGGTTGACATCAGCATTGCGCGTCAACAAAGATGGCAAAGGCCGCGTACAGCAAGTTACTTTGTACTTGCCAAATGAAACAGTTTACATCGCGTGGGACAACTCGCAGCCAATGGAGATCGACAGAGACGTCCACAACCTTGGCCGAGTTCCAGTTGTCTACCTACCAAACAATCCACGTAGCTCAGACCCTTACGGTAAGTCTGAGATCTCACGTGCAATCAGGTACTACACTGACGCAGCGGTAAGAACTGTACTTGGCTCTGAGGTTGCTCGAGAGTTCTACTCAGCTCCACAGCGTTACATTCTTGGTGCTGATCCTGAGTACTTCATGGATCCAGACGGTAACTCATTGAACCCATGGACGGTCTACGCAGGTCGAATCATGGGTGTTCCTGCCAACGAAGATGGGAACACTCCAGAAGTTGGTCAGTTTGGCGCAGGAGATACTCGTCCATACTTCGAGCAGATCAAAGCGCTGTCTCAAATGGTCGCAGCAGAAGCAGCAATCCCAACGAATTACCTTGGTTTCCAGACCGACAACCCAGCATCAGCAGACGCAATCCGTCAAATGGAAGCTCGTCTGGTCAAGAGAGCTGAGCGTCGCCAGTCGCAGTTTGGTCGTGGTTGGACAGAGGTCGCGAAGCTTGCACTGCTTATCCGTGACGGCTCAATTCCAGCTGAGGCAAATCTGATCACTCCAGTTTGGCGCGATGCATCAACTCCAACTCGTGCGGCTGCAGCAGATGAGGCAACGAAGCTGGTCGGCATTGGAGTATTGCAGCCTGACTCTGAAATCTTGTACAACCGCATTGGTCTAAGCGACTCTGACAAGTTGGTACTACGAGACGAGAATCGTCGAGCAAGATCATCTAGCCTAGTTAGCGAGCTTGCTCAGGCAGCACGACCAGTAGCACCTACACCAGTAGCCGAGGAAGCATCACCTGAAGATCGTGATCCGACGGTTGACACTTTCAGAGATCTTTCGCTTGGAGACATCGTTGAGTTTGAGTTTGGCTTCGGACAAGTTGAGCACATTATGATCAGTGGTGTTCTTGGCATCGAAGGTAGCGACTTTGCTATTCAAGCCACACCAGATAATCCTGCTATTCAGGTAAGGTTGTGGATCTACGAAGATGGTCGATGGAACCCAACTCCTGAGGTTTACGGTACGACTTACAACTCAGTAAGACGACTTGACGCACTACCAGAGAGTCCGAATGACACAGCAGCTAATACGGCTGGCGCGTGAGCATGGAACAGTAGTCGGTAACGCAGCTGATCTGGCTGCTCGCGACACTGAGACCGTACTACGCATTGCAGCTCAAAATCCAGGCGGAGCATCGTTTGGGTTAGTGCGTGAGGCCATACCGGAGATCATGGCAACTTATGGCGCAGTCATTGCAACTGTCGATGTTGACTACTACGACAACTTGCGCGCTGAAGCAGATGTCGATGTCGACTATACTGCTCAGCCAAGGTCGCAAGACTGGAGAACGGTTGCAGCTCCAATCTCAGGATTTGCAATTAGCAGGACGATAGACGAGTTAGACTTTGATGCCACGACTACACTAGTCGCAGGTAACGTTGCATCAGAGCTGTTCAACTCACATCGTGAGAACATTGCATTCAACGCTAGGCGAGATCCAGTGCGACCACAGTACAAGCGAATCACTAGACCAGGTGCTTGTGACTTTTGTTTGTACATGGCTACAGGCTTTGAGGGTGACGGTAGTAACGAGGAGTACAAAAACTTCCACACTAACTGCCGATGCGTAGATGTTGCAATTTTTCCTGGACAGCGGTTCGTTGAGCCTGCTTATTATGGAGAGTTCAGATCAGAACTTGCCATTGCACGATCGCGAATTCAAGAGCGACGAGTAGCAGCACGAGCATTGAGTCCAGGCATGAGGGACAGAGATTTTTTCAGACAGTATCCAGATACCGCAATCACAACGCCAAATCTGGTACGAGAAGTTCGCAGGGTAAGGCTAGGGCAACCTAACAACCCAGTGTAAAGGATTCCCGGTAATCTCGCCGGGAAGCAGCCGCAGGGCTGAAAGCGATTCCTGCATAGGAGGACCGTCGTGAGTGACGAAATAATGAACAGCGAAATTGTAGAAGATACTAATACAGCTGAGGTTGTCGAAGAGCCGCAGGGTTCTGAGACAGATTGGAAGGCCGAAGCCCGTAAATGGGAAAAGCGAGCCAAAGAAGCCAATCAGTTCAAAGAGGCAGCTGATAAGTGGCAAGAGTACGAAAAGAGTCTCAAGCCCGAACAGGAACGCCTTGCTGACGAACTCAAGCAAGCACAAGCAGATGCGCAGTCTGCAAAGGTAGCGCTACTGCGATACGAAGTCGCTGCAGATAAAGGACTACCAGCAGAGTCAATCAAGCTATTGAATGGTGCAAACCGTGAGGAGCTTGAGGAGGCTGCTGATTCTCTCATGGCGATAATCGCCAAGCAGTCCGAACCGAAAACGCCAAAAGTAGACCCGACTCAGGGCCGTGTTTCTGAAAATGGAACAACGACTCAGGATCAGTTTGCCGCGGCAATTTCATCAATTCTCTAATAACGAAAGGTAAACGATGGCTGACATCAATCGTTCCACAACGGGAGTACTACTCCCAGAAGCGGTGTCTGGCGAGATTCTAGCAAAAGTTGCAGAAGACTCTGTCATTCAGCGTGTTTCACGTTCGGTAGCTCTTCCAGGCTCCGGCGTATCATTCCAGCAGATCACTGGAGAGCCAACCGCAGCATGGGTAGGTGAGACTGCTGACAAGCCAGTTTCCAACCCAACCGTTGGCAACAAGACCATGACCCCATACAAGCTAGCTGTTATCGAGACCTTCTCAAACGAGTTCCGTCGCGACAAGTCAGCTCTGTACGAGGCACTAGTCGGCCGCCTGCCACAGGCACTTGCAAAGAAGTTCGACGACACCGTC